TCTCTGATGCATCTTATAGGAATCTACCTTGGGAACATGAAGCGTGGATGATGGAAGAATTTTTAGTTAAACTCTATTGGGACAATCGTGCTAAATTAGAGTTAACACAAATGGTATTTGGTATTATTAAGTAAACATGGCAAGAAAAATAAAACGTATAAGACGTAAGACTGGTTTGGCAGGAGTCGCGCCAGAGATGCTTACTAGCTTTGATAGATTAAAGTGGTACTTTAAAGACGAGCTAGAAAAGAAACACTTCGTAGAAGTCATGCGACCTTTTATCAAATCGTATTTTAAGAAAGACGCGGCAGCCATCTTAGCCCTACCAGATTATAAATGGGCTCTCTTCTCTCATGAGGCTGCCACGGTCTTTTGGTTAAACAAAGGTTTACCAGAGGATCAACAATACTTAGATTATAAGAATCATATGTTAAATAGATTAACGGATTTAATTGCTCTAGGTAAACAAGTTGTTAAAGAAAAAGCAAAAGAAGCAGAAGCTAAGAAGACACAACAGGTACTGACTATACAAGATCGTATACGTATGAAAGCTGAAAGAACTGTGCTAGTAGATATCGATGAAATGATAGATGAATGGATAGCTGGTGAAAAGACTGAGCGTAATGTATTTCAATTATTTAAAAAGCATGAGCTTACTGCTAATGCTGTTCCTTATGTAGCTAGTTTCTTAGAAGATGAAGCTAGTCTCTATAGAGACTCTTTGGATAAATCTTGTGAACAAGCTATGGAAGCTTTATCGCATTTAGATAGACCTGAACAAAAACGACGACTTAAAGTATTAAGTGATATGCAAGCTGATTTAGATAAGATTAAATCACATGCGATTCTGAATAGAAAAACTAGAACGCCTAAACCGATTACAGCAGATAAGCAAGTAGCTAAATTAAAGTTCTGTAAGACTAGTGAAGAGTTTAAATTGGATAGTATTAATCCATTACTCATAGTATCTGCTAAACGTTTGTATACGTTTAATATTAAGACTAGAGTGTTAAGTGTCTTTATATCTGAGTCTACTGAAGGACTTAAAGTTAAAGGTGCTACTATACTAAACTATGAACCTAAAAGATCACTTAGTGTTAAGCTAAGAAAACCTCAAGACATCATCACTGTCATTATGTCTCGAGCTGATAAAACCATTGATACTGCTATTGCAGAACTAAAGGCTAAGAAGTCTCCTGTCAAAGCACGTATTACTGAACAACATATAATATTAAGGGCCCTATGACCATTGAAAACTTTTTAACCAAGGTACGATTCTCTAAACTTATCGAAGCTACAGTATTAGAAAAGAAAATGTCTTATCTAGATGCTATTTTATTTGTCTGCGAAGAGAATCATATTGATGTAGAAGATGTAAAGAAATATATCTCTGTACCTTTAAAGCAAAGACTACAAGCAGAAGCTGTAGAGTTAAGATACATACAAGCGGATAGTTCACAATTACCTATTTAATATGCTTAATGAGCCATTATACACTCAGTGTCATATTGTAGATCCTAATTCATTAGATGATCTAAGATATCATGCAAGCCAAGTGGGTTCTTTTGATGCAGGTGTAAAACAAAAAGGTAATTCTAATGTGGATTACGGTGCAAGAAAAGCACGTATTAAAAATATACAACATACTGACTACCCTGATATATGTCAAAGTTTATTAGAGTTATTAGGGCTACATCGTAAAAGAATTAACCCTAATGAGTATGAGGTATTAGAATTTAATTACTTAAAGTATGAGATAGGTGGTCACTTTATTAAACATCATGATGTGATACCTGCTTCAACTGATAGTAATAATGGTAGACTTCGTATATATAGTACTATCACATTATTAGATAAGAGTGATAACTTAGAAGGTGGAGAACTATTATTGTTCTCTGATGAGCAATCTAACGAACCTACTATTATAACTTTGGAGAGAAACGAGACGGTATTATTTGCTAGCAAATTATTCCACATGGTGACTCCCATAACTCAAGGCACTAGAGATGTGTTAGTGTCTTGGATATATCAAAAGAATGCTTGACATTTCTTTTGATTTTTTATATAATAAAGCTTATATTATGAATAGCGTGGACAAGAAAAATATACAAGGAAAATATACATATGTCATTTAATAATCTAAAAAGAGATCGTACCAACATCTCAACCCTTCTTGAAGCAGCATCAGAAACCTCTGGTGGCGGTGGAGAGAAAAAATCCTATGTCGATGATAGACAATGGAAACCAACTGTGGACAAAGCTGGTAATGGATATGCCGTGCTAAGGTTCATGCCTGCATCCGATGGAAACAATCTACCTTGGGCCCGTTATTGGGATCATGGTTTTAAAGGTCCTACCGGTATGTGGTATATTGAAAAATCTTTAACTTCTATTGGTCAACAAGACCCAGTATCAGAAATGAATACTAAGCTTTGGAACACTGGTAGAGAAGAAGATAAAAATACTGTTAGAGAAAGAAAGCGTAGGTTACACTATGTCTCTAACGTATATGTGGTGCAAGATCCATCTGCTCCTCAGAACGAAGGTAAAGTATTTTTATTTACCTTTGGTAAAAAGATCTTTGATAAGATCATGGATGTTATGCAACCACAGTTCCCTGGTGAGAAACCAGTCAATCCATTTGACTTTTGGGAAGGGGCTGACTTTGAATTAAAGATTCGACAAGTGGAAGGCTATCGAAACTATGATAAGTCAGTATTTAAATCTCCATCAGCTTTTCTAGGTGGAGAGGATACTCAACTAGAAGGTATCTTCAATACTCTCCATGATTTGAATGAGTTTAGTGATCCTAAAAACTTTAAATCATACGAAGAACTTCGAGTTAAATTAGCTAACGTATTAGGTGAATCTATTCCTAAAACAGTAACTGAAACTGTTGCGTTAGATGCATCAGCAAAGGCTCCAGAGCCTAAATCAGCGCCAGCTCCTATGGATGATGACGATGATGATACTTTAAGTTACTTTGCTAAATTAGCTAACGACGAGTAAGAGAAAAGGTGCGAGGCCAGCCTTTAAATGGCCTCTTCTATTTTGGACCTCCAAACGATCCTACCATAGAGTATCTCATATCTAAAGGATTGATTCCTGAACTAGTATAAGATATGCTAGAACTACTATTATTAGTAGTGGTATTAGGTGCATTAACTATAGATCCACCGAGACCAAAGTCTTCAGGATTAACAACTCTAACACCTATAGCACCTTGTTGTTGTAGATCTTGTTGTGTTTGAGATACTACTCCTTGTACGTTATTAAGTACTTCACCAGTAGTTTGTTCATTCTCTCTAGCTGTATTAGATGCTATACTTACATCTCTAGCAATAAGAGCTGCATCTATACCTAATGATGCAGCAGTGCCTACTCCTGGAATAGTACTAGCTGCGCCTGATGCTAATTCCATAGCGGCGCCAGTAGTATCACCAGCCATAGCTCTACTAGCTGCAAAAATGCCACCTGCTATTAAACCTATGACGGGTATTTTCTTTAATGCTGTTTTGAGTCCTGCACTCGCAACTGTTTTTCCAGCTGTTCTAGTCGCTGTTCCGGCAGTATTTGAAACTACTTCTCGTACTACATCAGGTCTAGTTAATCTTTCTAAACCAAAATTACCGATACCTCTAATTAAACTATTAGAACTACCTGCGGCTCCTAATACTGCTCTACTAATACCCGACCTAGCTGCAGTTGATATAGTACTTCCGATTCCTTTAGTTAATGCAGTAAGACCAGTCGCGCCAGCTACTGTACCCAACACTTTACCTGTAGTTGGAAGCATTTTTCCTACGAAAGGTAATCTTCTTGCTAAAGCATAAGTAGCAACGCCTCCTAATACAGTGCTAGCAGCATTGCCAGCAAAATTATCACCTAAACCTAACGCGCCTTGAATAATCTCTCTTAATTTACCAAATGCGCTACTAAGAACAGCATAGATAAAGCTAGGTAATTTACTTCCGAGAAGATTCCATATGTTATTAGGCTGATCAGGATCAAAATACTTAGCTAGATTATCAATCTGTTCTTGACGCCATTGCGGATCTGCTACTTTCTGTAGTAATGGTATTAACTTATCAAGATTACCAATTAATAATGCTAAAGAGCCGGCT